TGAGTCCGGCGCTACCTGGACGTTGACGCCTCTTGCCAGGACTCTTCCTTCCGTGAAGCTGATCACTCCGCCGCTGGCGTTGTATTTTGCCACATAGGGCTTCGAGAATCCTGTGCAGACTTTTCCGGCAGCGAAAAACTGCAGGAATAAATCAATCTTGTTCTTCTTCATCTTGTCCTCCTGTCATTTCATGACTTTGGTTATTTCTGTATCAATCACTTCAGCCATCTTTGCCTCTGCCAGTGCACGTGTGGCGCGGACGGCCGGTCCTACAAAAGGGATCTTCTTCGTGAAGCTGTTGCCTGCCTCATAGGTGCGGGCGATCATCGCGTTGGGCTGACCGTTGGGATACTTCTTGGATTTGAGCTTGTTGTATCCGTCAAAGCCTGCCTTGACGTTGATATACCCGTTGTCATTCTGTGTCTTGGCGATACCGAAGCTGGCTGCAAGGGCTGCCTTCTGAATGCTCTTGATTCCTGTCACTCGCTTTTCCGGATGGTTCGTGTCGTCTACAGGCATGGCCTTTATGTTGGCCTTGATTCTATCCGCCACTATGTCGGCGCCGTAGTAAATGGCTTTGCCGATATACTGATCAGCGGTGAACTCCAGATCGCCGAGCTGCTGGAGATATTCGTCCATCCCTTTTCCAACTTCCAACTTCATGTGATGTTGAACTCCCATTCGTAGTGTATAAGGTTGGTTTCATCCTCATACTGCACAGAGAGAAGGGACCAGCCTGTGTCCTCAAGTCCTTCCAGGGCTGTCTGAATCTCATCCAGCAAGGGGTCATACTCCGTTGGGGTGTAGCAGTCGATGGTGCCGTGAATCTGCTGCTCAGCTTTGTGATTCCCGGTGTTGAAGGATTCCCCTTCTCCGTCCTCCTGCCATACCACCCAGCTGCTGTTCTGATCGCTGGGGCGTGTATAGTGGTACACTCGGCCATGAGCCGATGTGCCGTTAAGAGCGTCCCTGATTCTTTTAAGATTCTGCTGAACTGACTTCATATAATTGGTCCAATCTGTATAGTGTGAGGTCTGTGACTTTGAGCCCGTCTTCGTTGAGTAGGTGCTGCACGTTGTCGATCCGGTACTGATCGCCGTCAGGTTTTTCCTGGCCTTCGTAATCGGTGAGCACGGCATACATGCCTATACGTGCCGGAGCACGCCAGATTCTGATGAGCATGTCTACACGCTCGGAGACTCCCATCGCTACGTACTGCCTGTTGTATCCGATCACTCTGTCCTCGAAAGACCACTCCAGCACTTCTCCGTCTTCGGTGAGGGGAGAAAGCACTTTGCGGGGCATGTCACCGGCTTCGGCCAGATTCGTGAGCTCGCATAAGACCACCAATCCATCACTCATCATGACGTCACCTTCATCTTCTGAGAGAAGAGCATATTGTTGAGCGCATACCTTAGCATGTAGGGCATGCCCTGTGGATTCATGGCCGCTGTCTTGTAGTTCTCGGCCGTGCTCCGGCGCTTCTCATAGAGATATGCTGCATACATGACGATGATGTTGGCTTCGTCTATCGTGTACTCAGACTCCGACAGAGTGATGCCCTCTCTTGTGATCGAAGCCTTTGCGGCTGTGATCAGCTGTTCGAGGTATTCATCATCGAGTTTATTTCTTTTTTCGAGATTTGCTTTTAGCATTTTTAGCAGATCCTGATCTGTCATCCTTCTCTACCTCTTCCTGGGGCTTTTCCTTCGGTTCTGCCTTGGGCTCTTCCTTTGGTACTTCTTGCGACGTCGCAAGTGTGATCAACGGCTCTCTCCTCTTGTTATTTGAAGACGAAAGCTCCGCGATCCTTTCCTTTGTCACCTTAAGCCCCTCCCGGGGGAAATCATCGCCTACATAGTAGGGATGATTTTTGTCCTGGAGGTCGGTGAAGTGCTTAATCACCGTATACATAGGCTCATGCTCCCAGATTTGCTGTATCGGAAGCGAAGGTCATTGTGGCATCGGGGACCACTCCGTTCAGACCGATGGCCATGAACGCCTCAGCTATGACGGGAACTCCGTCATACCTTGCGGTGCCCTTGAAGGCGGTCTGGTCCTGGATGAAGAAGGCGTGCTCAGACTGTGCGAAGCTGTTGCCTGCCCTCTCTGCCAGCAGATAGAGCTCGAAGTATCCGCCAATGATCACTCCGTCGGGTATGAAGTCAAGGACCTCAACGATTCCGCCGACGATGGGCATGGTGTCATTCATGCCGGAGACGATGGCGCCTGCTGCGTTGAAGCTTACGGCTTCAGCCTTGAGTGTGGTGTAGGTCTTTTCGTTCATGACCCATACCTTCTCTCTTCTTGCATACTTGCCCTTGATGGCTCCGGATTCCTTTACGATGTCCTTGTAGAGGTCTGCGCCGCCCACAGGAAGCACGGAAGAGCCTATCGTCTTGATGTTCTTTGTATGCAGATCCTCCCACTCTCTTGCTGTGGCCGGATATGTGTCGGGCTTTGAGGTCTGTACCAGTCTGGACATGACACCCTGGGGCATCTTTGTGTTGTTTGCGCTGTTGCGGCCATAGAGGATGGCTTTATCGAGCGCAAGGCCGATGGCCTGACCGATGGCCTCAAGGATCGTGCTGGCAAGCTGTACGTCTGAATCCTCAAGGGCTGCATTGCAAACCTTGAAGTATCCGCCGACCTTGTAGCAGTCAACCTCTACGTCGTTGAAGCCCAGCGAGAGCTCATTGAGAGTCGCGCAGCACTCTGTCCACACTGCCTCAGGTACCGAGCCCATGATCACCTCACGTGCTGTGCCGCCGACGGGTCTCACATTTACGTGACGATAGAGCTTTGAATATCTTGTGATATTCTCTCTCAAAAGTCCCAGGAATACCTCGGGGATGGTAAGTCCCACGTTGGTGAGCTCCCTCTTCTCCTTGATGTGTGCTCTGATCTCTCCGATCCATGCCTTAACATCTTCGCGCTGCATAATGGCATCGAACGCATGCCTTCTTTCAGGTGTAGCCATTTTCTGATCCTCTCTTTCTTCTGTTATCACGGGCTTCTTTGCAGCCCTTTCCTTTTTCTGATCTTCCTCTTCGATTCCGCGAAGCTCCTCTTCGAGGTCTCCGACCTCCTTCTCAAGGTTCTCCTTTGCTTCATCGTGTTCCTTCTTCTCAGCCTCGAAGGCAGTCACGGCCTCTTCTACCGCTGCCTGCTCCTCATCCGTAGAAGCTTCTCCGATTGACTCCTCAAGCTCGGCCTCTCTCTTTGCGAAATCCGCATCCTTGGCGCGGAGCTCTTCGAGAGCCTTCTTCTTCTCGTCAATCTTCTTTCTCAACATGATCTGCTTTAACATTCTTCAACCTCTCTTTCATTCTTGTCCGCCACGCTTCGGCCTGGCGCTCCTTGATCCTGTCGCGCTCGGCTGATCTGGCCGTGATATTAGTTGACTCGTAAGCCGGGAAGGTGCAGCATGACACCTCATACAGCTCCACCTTCTTGATAGTCCAGTGAACGTCGCCATTGTCGGAAATGGCTGACTCTTCATCCAGAATGTCAAACCCGAAGGAGCACTGATTCACGTCGCCGCGTTTCACACGTTCATATAGGTTCATGGCATCGCCGTCTTTCGGATTGATGGCGATCTTTCCCCACAGGCCGTGTGCGTCTTCACGCAGCTCCAGAGTGTGAGCCGTGGTCCTTCCGAGCACCAAGGTGGTGTCGTGATTGACCAGCGCCCGGACGTCTCCGGCCAGTGTCTCCGAGAATGCTCCCGGAGCAACTGACTCGCTCATGCCAGGCGCGATGTCATAGTTGCTATTAAAAACGGCGAAGTACCCTTCTATCGTGAGCTCTTCGCCGTCTTCCCTCGTGGTGAATTCTGATGCGATGCTTCGCATCTGTCGTATGGTTCTGTCTGCCATTTTTATTCCTCCTGTACCAGTTTCTTTTGTAATCCGCTCATCTCATACGGGATGTAATTCTCAAGAACTCTCAGTTCGTCCAGGCCGTCCTTCGGGCTCATGCCGATCTGGTCTCTGACCTCATTTCCGGTGATGAATCCTCTGTCTGATAGGTTCCCGAAGACCGTCGCTATCGTCTGGATATCCCAGGACATCAGCGAGAGGGTGTTGAACTTCAGATACCACTTCGGGTTCAGGATCAGCTTCTTGGTCATTTCCTGGGCTATGCCCAGGCATATGGGCCGGATCTTGTTCTGAATGAACGAGTTCCAGGCTTTTTGATTGAAGTCACCGATACCCAGCACGAAGGGAGGCACGCCTACGATCGAGGCCACCGTCTTCTTGTCCAGCTGTACCACGTCGGAAATGGCCAGATCCGCAAGGGAGAGCGGCCTGACTTCTTTGATATCAAATTGCTGGGCCGGTACGATCCAGGGAGCGCCTTCCTCCCCGGTCTCAAGGTAGTCCTCCCTCAGCTTTCTCCGTCCTTCTCTTCCGGAGAACTCCTCGGCCATAGCATCCACCTTGACCACGAGCGAGGGCTTCCACTTGGACTCCATGAAGCCCTTCTCCGTCTTGGCGGCCTGCTTCAGGTTATTGGCCACGTCCTTCAATGAGACGGTGAGGCCTCTTCCTTGCCATAGGTAGTACTTGTCGGGATTGTGTGTGAAGTGCAGCATATTTTCCGGATCGTGCGCCTGGCCATCGATGAAGATTTTGTAATACCGAAATGGGTTTTCATCCGAGGGCATGAGCGTCACTCTGGGGGCTGCTATAGGTTCCAGGGATCTGAGCCTTCCATCCCATGTGTGCGGCCAGACGATTGAGTTGCCTTCGCCGTACAGCAGGAGGTTCATCACTATGGATTCCATCCAGTGGGATCTCGTCATTGTGCCGATGGGATCGATATCAATAGCTCGGGACAGCTCGTTAATGATCCGGATGTCGCCATTGTCGGTGTTTGCCATCAGATGGATGGTCATGGATCCGATCAGCTCAGCGATGGTCCGGCAGGCTGTCATGATATCCGGATTCTGATCCAGTGATGTGTATCCGGAGCAGATGAGGTCGTCATCCGATCCGAGCCACAGTGCTATGTTCTGCTTGCTCTGGTTTATGTTTTTCTCATGATTTCTCGATTTTCTTCGCTTAGACATTAGCTCCACCATCCGGCAGCCTGTTTGTCTTTCTCTGCCTGGTTCAAGAATTTGATACATGCAAAAACAGAGGCATCGAATAGATCGATCCTCTGCTCCGGTTGTATCTTGTCATATTTCACCGCGTCGTCGGTCTTTTCGACCGCTGCCACGTTGCTTACACAATATTCGTATGCGTCTGAGTGCAGGTAGTAGAATTTGCCGTCCTTCACCTGTCTCTCGATGTGCCTGAAGCCCTGGCTCTTGAGGTAGTAGTACTGGGGCTGATCCTCGATGTAGAATCCGGCTTTCATCATGGCCGGGAAGTACTCTTCTCCGGCGAACTTCCGGTCATGGCCTACGGCTTTGATCTTGAAGCCCATATTCCGCATCAGGATGAACCAGTTGACGATATCGCCGATGTTCACCGTCGGGCTGTTGCTCATAGTGAGCCATCCGTCATCCTGCCAGCCGAACAGAGGGATGTTGTCCTCCTCGGCCTTGGCCGCAGCCTGGGTGATCGGGAAGAAGGCATGTGTGATCGCTATGTCCACTCCCTCATAGCTGCCATAGAGCGCCGCTGCCGTCAGGTCGTACATCCTCGACAGATCCGCGCCGCCGTACCAGTTGATTCCGAGCTTTGAGAGCTCTTCCAGGGTCCACTTATACTTGCTATCTGATGCTCTGAATTCGTCCACGTCAAACCAGGCTTTAACCGCTGCCGTGTAGATGTTCAGTCTACGTGACAGGAAGTCCTTGCGCTGTCGTGGATCATTCTGAGCCTGGAGCGAGTCGTTCAATATGTCTCTCGGGCGGATCGTGACCCCGTAAGAAGGATTCGCCTTCTGGTGCTGGATAGGATTTGTATAATCAACATATCCCTTATCGGTCTGATCCGCTCGACAGACGAAGGAGAAGAAGGTGTCATCCTTGACTGTACCCTTCGCCACCTTGCATGCGTACTCCATGCGCCCATAGCCGAAGCTGTTCATGTTATCACCGGCCGTGGTGATCCCGATCATCAGCCGGTTCGTGTATGCCGCCTGCGCTTCTTTGAAACGGTTGTACTGCGAGGCCTTCTTGTAGGCCGCCACTTCGTCGGCTATTGCAAAATTACAGTTGAAGGAATCCTGTGCGTCCGGATTCGATGCCATGATTTGGATCTCTATCTCTCCGTCCGGGACTCCGCCCTTGTAAAACGTGTATTTGATGCTATGCTCGAAAGAATTATCCTTGACGTGAAAATCGTCGATGATCCCTTTATACTTCAGCGAGAAGATTATGAACTGAAAGCTCTCCATCGCTTGCTTGAGCGCCGCTGCCACAACGTAGATCGTCGATCCGGAGTGGCGCTGGATGATGGCCACAGCGAAGCTGAATGAGGCGATGAAGCTTGTCTTCCCGTTTTTTCGGCCCGTCATGATCAGGGCTTCTTTGTATCTTCTCTCTTCGGTGCCCTTTATCCAGAATCCCAGGAGGTTGTAGACACAGAATATCTCCCAGTCATCAAGGGCGAAGGGCTTTCCCAGGAGTGGAGTGCCGTCAAGCGCCTCTCCTTTCCGGTGGACAAACATGCCTTCCATGAGTGATACAGCTGCATCTGCCTGCTTTGGCCGGAATTCCAGATCCTTGCGCTTCAGATCCTTCAGGAAGCGCTTGCAGGCGTTGACTGCATCAGCTCCGATGATTATCTTGCCGCTCTTAACTTTTTGTGCATATTCAATCGCTCTCTCTGCATAGTGCTTTGCTTTCATATCCCAAGGTCACTCAAGGCATCGGCGAAGCTCTTCTTCTCCTCCGGCTTCAGCAGGTTCTCGTTCAGTCGCTTGAGGCCTGCCGGTGTCAGCCCGAGGTCACGCCAGTAGGCCAGGGCATCACGGTTCAGATCGTTGGCCAGCCTTAGGGCCGGATTCTGTTCGAGGTTTGTGCTTCCGTTCTTGTTGGTGTGTTTGACGATCACACTTCCTCCTGTTTTGTTGAATGCGTCAAGGGCCGCATCCCTTCTCTCAAGGATCCCGGCCAGTTCATCTATTACATGGTCAAAAAAAGGTCGGTAGGTACCGGCCTGTGTGCATGCTGATTTTATTCTCGATTTCCAGGTCTTTTTCTTCATGCGCCTAATTTCTTGACAATTTCCTTTTCGCGGTCCGAGAGCTCAAACCTTGTCGCTGCCGCCTTCTCTGCTGCCGCCTTCTCTGCTGCCGCCTTCTCTGCTGCCGCCTTCTCTGCTGCCGCCTTCTCTGCTGCCGCCTTCTCTGATATCAGGTAGCCTGATCCAAAAATGGCTTGTTTTGATTCCTTCTGCGCGTCGAGCGTCCGGATGTGCTCGCTTTCCTCTCTTCGGACGTGGAAATCTACCCCGTATTTTGAAAAATAGGACAGCTTTGTGCTCGTAATCACTTCGTCCGGATAGCTCAATTTCGGGAGTTCTTTGGTGGTCTCCTGTCTGATCTTGTCGGTCGCTTCCTTGACGGCGTTGTATAAGGTCGGTGCCGTCCTGAACCTGTACTCGGGTTCGAGGTTCGTCAAAAATGAAGTGCTGACATTTGCTTTGTTCTCGTAAGTGATATCTGCCCCTACTCCTAGCGCACAAGAAGAAGAAGAAGAAGAAAACAAAGTCGTCGCCGGTGCGAAGAGGAAGTATTTCACGCCCTTTTCCGCATAAAATTTGACTATCTCCGAAAGTATGCTAAATGGAGGATTGTCCACGACGACATCCGTCTTTTTGTATTTTTCTGCCTGATAATCTCCGCCGGGGTAGAACGGGCGGACGAAATTCTTGCGGCTTATTCCGTACTCCTTCGCGACCCAATCGGCTACCGCTTCATATACCGCATCCGGAGTGTAGCAGTCGTCTGTCGTTTTGGGGAGCTCGAATTTATCGATAAATTCGTTGTACTCCTCGTTTCCTTCCTGGTGGCTGGTGTCGTTCCGCTCGCGCTTCTCGAACCACTCGTTTTCGATTTTTGAAAGATCAAACCCAAATTCCGAGTAATCAATATCAGCGATATCCTGAAGCTCATCCGTCAGCAGCTCGAAGTCCCATTCGGAAAACTCACTGACCTTGTTATCTGCAAGACGGAAGGCTTTGATCTGCTCGTCTGTCAGGTCATCGGCTATGATACAGGGCACGGTATCCATCCCAAGCTTCAGAGCTGCCTTCAATCTGGTGTGGCCCGCTGCCACTACTCCGGCCTTATCGATCACGATAGGAACCTTGAATCCAAACTCCCGGATGGAGGCCGCTACCTTGTCGACAGCCTTGTCGTTCTTCCTGGGATTCTTGGCATATGGTGTCAGCTCTTCAATTTTCTTCTCAACGATTTCTACCACTCACCGCTCCGTGTCCGTTTACGACCAAAAATGAACCAGTCTTGGTGCAGGTTTCGGACCTGTTTCGACCGGATCTCGAAATTGTATGTTCTTAACTTAGTCACCCGTTTTTTGGAGGTCTCCCAGGTGTCCTTGACCCCATTTGGGTAAATTTGGCCCGTGGATATAAATACTTACCCACGCCCACCGGAGGGCAAAAAAGGCCAGAAAAGCGACCCCGGGCGGGTCAGCCGAACCACTCGATGTCTTCGTCGTCGATTCGAGCTCCCGTCTCGTCGTTCCAGTACTTCTTCCTCGGGTTCATCTCGCAAATAAAGAAATACAGCCGCATCTCTTCGCCATCGAGACGGCACTTGTACCATCCTTTACGCGGAGGAAAGCCGTGATGCCATCCTTCCATGTCTTCTCTCCTTAATCGTGTGCCTGTACTTCTCAGGGATCTCCATGCCGCGCTTCCTGGCTGTCCGCCTCAGGAGCTCCGCGCCGTACTCTGTCAGCTCGTCCGTGTCTCTGTCGTGGATCCGGTTGTGCTCAGCTTTGCTCACTGATATCAGATTCCAGGCTTCGAAGGCATATTCCGGATAGTCTTCTAAAGGGAAGATGTGGTGTACTATTTCCGCCTGCCGGAATTTCCCGAACCTTCTGGAGAGCTGGCACTGATATTTATCTCTCTTCAGAATGCTTTCGCGTAATGATCGCCACTTCGGCAGATCGTAAAAGTCGCTCAT